ACACAAGGCTATTCGTCGGCAGCGTCAGATGTGTATAAGAGACAGATGTAGTATATATGTTCAGATGATTTATTAATATAATGGTAAATCTAATTATTAAAATACAATATATTGTATTTTAATGGAAATGTAACCATATTGACGCATATAAGAATAATATTTTATAATACACATATAGAGATCAATCCCTTCCGTTCCACATTGAGGTGGCAGATATGTTCTGAAGACGGAGGGTTTTTTTGTAGGCGATTTAAGTCATTGTCACTAAATATGATGCTGACAACCAAATAGTGTCAAGGCATATTGCTTAACAACATGTGATATAATTTTATTGAAAGGAGTGGATAATGATGGAAAAATTTGAATTACAAAGCCCTATGGCTGTGGCTAATTTTATAATTGGTGTTGCTAAAAAAGAAGATAAGCCAGTAACAAATCTAAAGCTACAAAAGGTATTATTCTTTTTACAGGGTTATTGTTTATCTGAATACGATACTCCTTTAATAAATGGCAATTTTTCTAAGTGGAGATATGGACCAGTTGAGGAAGAAGTATACGGTGATTTTAAATATTATGGACCTGCTCCAATAGAGAACAAAAGTATTTACTTTAATAAAGAAAAAATTGAGTTTTATTCAGAAGAAGTTAATTTACCAAATGAATTTAAGAAAATCTTACAAGAAGTTATATCTAAAATGCTAGATGTTGAAACCTGGGAATTAGTAAATTTAACGCATTATCATAGTAGTTGGAAAGATTATAAGGAACAAGTATTAGCACAAATAGTCATACATTATACTAATGAAGAAATAGCAGCTTGTTTTAATGATTGTAGATTGAAGTTAGGGGTATAAGTTGGAAAAACAAGAAGTATCAGTAAAAGAAGTACTAGAAATATTTATCAGGTATCCGATTTATGATATTGACAATGCCGAAGTTAATAATAAAATACAGAAATTAATTGATAATTTAGGAAAAAGTGAAAAAATCTGTAAAAATTATTCAGTCATTAGCAAAACCATATATAGTTTAAATGAGATAGATTTTGCTAATCTAAAGATATTTTTTGGAATTGAAAGCGAAGATCATTTTAGTCAATTTTCTAATTCATCTCCATTAGGTAGTAAAGGTAAAGACAATTTACAGCATTTTTGGCGTCATGTTGTGTTAAGTTGTTATCAAAGACAATATATTGATAGCATTACTAAAGATGTAAACGAAAATGTTAGTAAAGCTAGCGAAATAATGGAAAATATTGAAGTTGAATTAAATAAAGCTAACGATAATATAGAAACAGTGGGGAAGAAGTTCAAAACTGTTACACAAAAAGCAAACCAAGCTGAAAACAAAGTTAATGGTATTTACTCTGAATTTGTTGGTATCTTAGGCGTATTTACAGCGTTATCTTTTGCATTGATGGGATCTGTACAAGTGTTTGGTAATATATTAAAGAATATAGACACTCCAACTATGGGTAATATAGGTTATGTATTAATAGTTGGGGGAATATATCTAATACTTATTTATTTGATAATAATGACTTTATTTATAGGCATGAAAAAAGTATTTGACAATAAAAATTCAAAATATAAATTTAACTGGATATTTACATTGTGCATTGTAACAGTATCTATAACATTAATAATACTAGGTATTAGGCTAGTTTAGTTAAATTCATTTCATGATTTAAAGTATGAAATGAATTAATTAATACAATAAAAAAAGTTCCTAGGAGATAAGCTAGGAACGAGACGATATACTGATATGACGTATCTTCAGTATATCGTTTTTTTATTTCATGTAAACAGAACAAATGTTTAATTTAGAATAAAAAAGTGTAGAACAAGTGTAGAAACAGTGTAGATTAAGTGAAGACTTTCCGTGCTATTATGGTATTGTAGCAAAGGTAAGTTAGGTTAGTCGCTTTATAGACTACGAGAGTTAAAACTTACTAATGCGTACTTTAGTTGTTAAATTAAATTTCACTTCAAGAAGTCTAGTCTTTATGGCTAGGCTTTTGTATTATATTTATTGAGGTGAAATTTAATGTTCAAATATTGGGATAAAATTATACCAATTGTTGTTTCTTTAGTAGCGTTATATATATCAGTAAAAAACTATTTAAATCAAAAGAATTTTTCTAAAAAGTATAGTAATAAAGCGTATCAAGTGTTACTTAATTCTGTAGATTTAGCATTATTTGATATAGATTTACTTTTATATAAGATAAATACTTTAAAAGAGTTTGACTTTGTACAATTAAATTATCAAATAAAATCATTAGAAGAAAATTTAGAATTAGTAAAAAGTATTAGCTTTGAAAATCTACCTGATGCAGATATTATAAATTATCAAACATATCTAAAAGAATTGAATGATATAATTTATAGATTAAAAAGTGATATCAACGAATTATACAGTATATGTAAAAAAGAAAATAATAATAAATTGAGTATAGAAAATATGCATATTATTTTAGTTAGTATATTAACTGTTCGTGATGTTTTAGGAAAAGATAGACAGCATTTATATAAAAGAGATAACATGTTTGATACTAACTATTCTGAACAATTGAAAGCCTTAGAACAACATGCCGGAGAGGAGTTGAAGTTACATGGATTGGATTACAGAAAAATCTGGTATAAAAGAGGAGAAAGAAATACATTTAGAAAGTGAAGTTTTAAAAGAAAAGAAAATCTTAGATAGTTTAAAGCTAGATAATGGAAATAAAATATAGATAATAGTCAGTCTAGCCAGGCTGGCTTTTTATTTTGGAGAAAAGTTTATGAAAGATAGTATAGATTTCGGAAAGGTACAAACCTATGAAAAACTAAGGATGTTACGTGAGTTAGAGAAACATTACAAGAAACATCCGGTAAAACATAAGCGTAAGTACAGTAGAGATGTTAGCAAAATCAAATTAAAAGGTGGTGGGTGATATGGTGTGAAGAAAAGTAATAAGAAATTTCCAAAAATTTCCGGTATTGGCCCTTTTTTTGAATTAGATGGAAGACGTCAAAAAGCTGTAATAGCAATGATTGAAGAAGATTTAACAGATGAAGAGCTTGGAAAAATTGTAGATAGGACAGCGCGAACTGTTAGAAATTGGAAAAATGATGATTTAATCATAGCAGCTAAGGAACAGTATATAAAAATGACGGTTAAGAAGAAATACGTTCCAGATGCAATGAAACGTTTGTATTACTTGATGATTAATGCTAAATCAGAAATGGTACAATTACAGTCTGCAATTACTATTTTAAAAATGTCAGGTATGATGTCTGATAACAGCACACCAGAGTTAGATAAAGCTAAGGTACGTAAGGCAAATGCAGAGGCAGATATTGCTGAATATAAAGCAAAAGCATTATCAGAAGCTGGAGCTAGTGGAGTTGAATTAGTTAATAAATATCTAGATAAATTAGACGCCGTAGCAAGTGAAGAGGTTGGTGGAAATAATGAGTCTTAGTGATGTTTATACAAAAAGACAAATTGAAGTTCTAAAGAAATACAAGCAAGGCTTTCGATTGATGATAAATTACGGTGCAAAGCGTTCCGGAAAGACTGTAATTGATAATGACTTGTTTCTAATGGAACTGAGAGAAGTCAGAAAAAGAGCAGATGAAAAGAATATAAGAGAACCACTTTACGTTTTAGCTGGCGTTTCATCAAAAACCATTGAACAGAATGTATTAAATCCTATACGAAACAAATATGGGATTGATTTTCAGTTTGATAAACACGGAAATTTCACGTTATTTGGCGTTAAGGTCGTGTTAGCTTATACCGGTTCAATTGGTGGCTTAGGTGCAATTCGTGGGATGACAAGTTTTGGATCATATATCAATGAAGCATCGATGGCAAATATGGAAGTATTTAAAGAAATCATGGATCGCTGTTCTGAAAAAGGTTCAAAGATAATTTGTGATACTAACCCGGATAATCCAGAACATTGGCTAAAGAAAAATTATCTTGATAATGATAATCCAAATTTTAAAATTGTTTCAACGCATTTTACTTTAGAAGATAATACGTTTTTAGATAGTGATTATATAGAACAACAGAAAGCTGGGACACCTAGCGGGATGTTTTATGATAGAGATATTTTAGGTCTTTGGGTTAATTCAGAAGGTGCTGTTTACCAAGATTTCGATAAGAATAAGATGATAGTTGATGAAGTGCCGGATGATTTAACATATATCGCTGGCGTTGACTGGGGATATAGTCATTTTGGCTCAATAGTAGTATTTGGTAAGGATAATAAAAACAATTATTACTTAGTTGAAGAGCATACTAAACAATATAAAGAAATTGATTATTGGACTGAAGCAGCGCAGAAGATAAGACGCAAATATAAAATGGATATGCCTTTTTATTGTGATACAGCTAGAGTAGAGCATATAAATCATTTTGTTAATGCAGGAATTAATGCAAGATATGGTTATAAAAGCGTAATTAATGGAATTGAAATAATATCTAAGCTGATGAAACAAGGCAGTTTCTATGTTAAAGATGGAGTAACTGATAGATTTTTAAAAGAAATATACTCGTATGCTTGGAACGATAAAAGTAGAGATCAAGATGCGGTTATAAAAGAAAATGATGATGTTATGGATGCAATGAGATATTGTTTGGCTACACCAATTCATTTAGATCAACAAAGAAAATATTATCCAACTCCAGATAGAAATAAGATTAGTCAAGGATTGAGAAAAATGGGATTGTAGGAGGTGCGGTATGCTAGATAATAAGGAATTATTTTTTAGGAGTTTGAACAGTCAACTATTACAGAAAGCTAATACCAGTAAATCTATTGTTGAAACAAATAAAAAATATTGCATTCCAGAAGATAAGTTCAATGAAGTGTTTAGTTCTGAAAATACAGAATTAATAGCAAAGTTAGTAAATACCTATATTATTCACCATTATACGTATCAAGCTCCTAGAATAACAATGTTACAACGCTATTATTACGGTGACAATGATATTCATTATTGGGTAAATGACAAAGTAGCTAATGGTAGAGCTGATAATAGAATAGCCAGTGGTTTTCCTAAATTTATTACTAATATGAGAGTAGGGTATAGATTAGGCAAACCAATTCAATTTAAGTGGTCTGATAATACCGATCCTGATAATGAAATTATTGACTTAGTGAAGAAATTTAATAATTTAAATGATGAAGAATATCATGAAAAAGTAATGGGGATTAACTTATCTATCACTGGTAGAGCTTATGAACTCTTATATACAGGAGAATCAGTGCAAGATAGCAACGGTGACTGGAGTATTCCTGATGTTCATTTAAAAGCAATAGATCCAGCAACATGTTTTGTTGTCTATGATACAACAGTTGAATCCAAGCCTTTATTTGCAGTAAGATACTATGCTTATGAATTTAACGACGAAACGATATATTATGCTGACATATATACTTCTAGTAAGGTGTATCATTATAAAATGCAAACAGCCAATGCTAGCGGTAAAATGGAATATTTGAGTGATGATGATTTATCATTCGATCAAGTACCAATTATTGAATATTCTAACAATGAAAATAGAGTTGGAGATTGGGAACAAAAAATAGACAATATAGATGCTTATGATTTAGCAATGTCTGAAATGGCTAACAGTCAAGAAGATTTCGCTAACGCTAAGTTAATGATTAATGGAGATATGGATTTCGAGAAGGAACCATTAACTAAACCAGATGGAACACCAATTTTAGATGAGAATGGAGAACCTGTTTTTGTACCTAAGGTAGATACACAAGATAGGTATTTGTTTTTAAAACCATCTGTAATACCCAATGCAAATAACGGAAATACTGTTATTAATTCAAGTGCGGAATACTTAACTAAAAACCTTAATGAAGCAGGTTGGGAGATTTATATTAAGCGTTTGGTTGCTGATATCCATAAAGATACTAATACACCAGATGTAAGTGATGAAAATTTTGGTGGTAATAATAGCGGAATAGCCCTTGCTTATAAATTATTTGGTGAAGATCAAGAAAGAAGTATGCAAGAATCTTTATATACAAAAGGAATTATGCAAAGACTAAGATTACTCAATTCTTATTGGTCTAGTCTAAAATTATGTGATAAAGATATTGTAAATAAATTTTCAATAAAATACTTACCTAATGTACCTAAAAATGATAGTGAAATTGTTAATATGTTCAATATCCTACAGCAAAGTGGATCATTAAGCGATAAAACTTTATTAGAGTTTATAAGCGTTATTACAGGAATTGACGCAGAAGCCGAAGAAGAAAGAATCAAACAACAGCAGCAAGAAGAAGGTAAGTTTGGTTTTGATGGATCATTGCAGCAAGTAGATGAAAGTCAATTAGAACAAGCAAGAAAACAATTAAATTTAGATGATACTACTAGAATAGAGACACCAAGCGATTTCATACGCAGAATGAGAAGTGAAGAGTAATGTTATCTAAAAGTAAAATGCAAAAGATCTTAAAAGAAATTTATGGTGCTAATTTAATTGACCGACAAACTTTAGATAGATTATTTAGTAGTTCTGAGAAAGAAATTTTGGGTTATCTAACGTCTTTTATAGCTGATGATAGTAATTGGTCTGGAAAGGCAAATAAAGACGATATAGAAAAAATACAAGCGGAATTAAATGGGTTGTCAAAAGATAACAATTTAGTCCCGCTTGTTTCAGTTATGATAGCTAATTTACAAAATGCAACCGCAGGAGATGTATTACAAGCTAGAATATCGTTACCTTTAATCAAAGTTGCACAACAGCAACATAGAATGATAGATAACGCGACTGTTGATGTTCCTAAGTTGTTAAGCAAATATTCTAAATTACAAGCACAAGAGATGCCTAACAATCACAAAGTGCCACCTAACTATGATGAATTATTAACTAAAATGATCCGTAGTAGTTGGGATGAAGCACATTTAAGTATTAACAAGGACATAAATTATACTATCCAAAGAATTAAACAAGTAGCAAAACAAGCTGCTAGTGCTACTGATGATAATTTAAACTATGCTAAAAGGATTGATAAAATACTGACTGGCGGTAAAGTGGGCAATGGTGCAAGTGGAAGAGCACAATCAATCATTAGAACATTTGCCAGTAGAGCCTTGAACGAAACAACATTCGCTAGTTATAAAGCTAGAGGAATACAGTATTATAGATTTTTAGCATTGGAAAGTAATACTTGTGCAGAGTGTCAAAGCATGGACGGAAAGATATTTAAAGTTGATGATGCAACGGAAGGAATTAATCGTCCACCAATTCATGTAAATTGCCAGTGCTGGACTGTTCCAATGGAAAACACTAATTTTGTTAGCAGAAGTGAAATTTCAGAAGAAGATAGTAATGAATAGTTAAGTATAAGCGCTCATTGAAGTACTTTTTATTTTGGTCTTTTTTGAGATTGCAGACCTTAAAGAACAATCTTTTTTCGTTGCCGAACGTTAAACGAGTATCAGGTTGAAATACCAAGTGAGGAGAAAGAATATGTCCGAAGAAGTAGAAAACCAAACTGAAACAGTTGAAAATACCGAAGAACCTAAAAAAGAAGAGAAAAAGTTTTCTCGTGATGATATTGCCAAAATGGTAAATGCTCAAGTTGATAAAATCAAAAATGATTTAGAAAGTAAATATTCTAAGCAACTTGAACAAGCAAAGGTAGAAGCTTTAGAAGAAGGAGAACGCCGAGCAAAGATGACTGCTGATGAAAAAGCAGAAGAAGACCGTAAGCAGCGAGAATTGGAGTTCGAACGTCGTGAAAAAGAACTTGAATTAAGAGAACGAAAAGCAGAAACAAGGGATTTATTAACAAATGCAGGGTTACCATTATCTTTTGTCAGTCAATTAATGGGTAAGGATAGTGAAGAAACTCAAAGAAATATTAATGAATTTCAAAAGATTGTTAATCAACAAGTTCAAAATGAACTACATAAAAAAGCAGCTGGTAAAGTACCTAATACAAGTTCGAGTTCTCCAGCTCCTCAAAAGAAGTTATCTGAAATGACACTTGATGAGCAAATGGCTTTATATCATGAAAATCCACAAGCATTTCAAGCATTACAAAATAATAAATAGGAGGAAGAATAATGCCACAATTTAGTTTAAAAGATGCAATCATACCTGAAATTTTTGCACCTTATGTACAAAATTTATCAACAAAAACAAATAGATTTATCACATCAGGGATTACAACATCTAACTTTGATATTTCCACTCAATTAACACAACCAGGAACAGAAATTCAAATGCCTTTTATCAATGATTTAGAAGGTGATCCTCAAATCTGGAATGACACTACAAATATTGCAGTTGATTCAACAACAACTGGTAAACAAAGAGCGTTCAAATTCTGGCTTGCCAAAGCATTTGGATATACAGATTTTTCTGAAACAGTATCGGGAGCACCTATTCAAGAAACAATCGCACAACGTTTTGGTGCATATTGGACTAGAACGGACCAACGTATCTTGTTAGCTACTTTAAAAGGCATTTTTGCCAATACTGATATTGCTACAGCTAAAATGTTTGATGACTCTGCTAATGCATTCAGTGCTAAAGGATTTTTAGCAACTATCTCACGTTTAGGAGATTTACAAGATCAAACATTTAATAGTATTGCAGTTCATTCAGCTACTTATGCAATGATGAAAGCACAACAAATGATTGATACAGTACAACCAGCTAATGCAGTAACACCATTTGGAACATATAACGGTATGAATATTATTGTTGATGATGATTTACCAATTGAAAATGGAGTAGCAACTTCATATATTTTTGGTTCTGGTTCAGTTGGATATGCAGTAGCTGCTCCTGCTAATGCACCAGCTATTGAAGTAGATAGAAATGCTAGAGAAAATGGCGGACAAACAGCAATCATCAATAGACGTGTATTGGCAACTCATGTAATGGGAACAACTATTGCTGATTCATTTGCTACAACTGCTGGTACAGTTGGAATTGAAACATTAGAAAAAGGCACTACATGGGATTATGTAGTAGATCCACGAAATATCCGAGTAGTTGCATATAAAGCAAAATTAGATGATGCATTTGTAACAGCAACACAAAAGGGTTCTACAGACAAAAATAAGAAAGGCGCTACTTCTTCTGTAAAGTAGGTGATTAAATGAAAGATGAACTTGTTTTGAAACTATTAGAGATAGTTAAAAAGGATAAGTTTATTGATGATAATACACTAGATGATGTTTTAATGAATTATTTAAAACAAGCTGGAGATATGGTGTGTTTATATATTGCTGAAAATGAACTACCTAATACTTTAGAAACAGTAGTAGTGAGAATGGTAGAAAATCATTATATTCAAACAATGAATGATGCTGATGGAGTTAAATCATATACTGAAGAAGGCGCTAGTTGGACTTTCAATGATAATGATTTAACACCTTTTATATCTTTACTTGAAAAATATCTTGATAGTAAAAATGACAATTACCATAGAGGAGAGTTGATGTCATGGTAAGACTGAGGAAAATTGTTTTAAGGAACAAAATTACCAATAATGATATTGATTCTCTAGATGATAGTTATAATATTTCAGATACTGAATGTTTTGCACATGTAACTGCAGTTTCTGGATATCAAGCACAAATTAATCTAGTTGGTAAACAATATGAAAGCCTGTTTGTTGCCAGAATAAAGGGACACAAAAAAGCAAGTAATATTGTTTTAGATGATAAAGAATATGAAATAATACAAATTAGATATCATGGAATAACTAGAACCGATATCTATTTTGGTAATAAAGGTAGTGATGAAAATGCCTTGGGATAATGATAATATACCTGCTATTAAGTATTCTTGGAGCGATGAAAGTAAAGAGGGCTTAGAAAATATAGCTCATATCTTAGATGAAGATTTTGGTGGTGCTGGAGCTGGATTGAGAGCAAGTCATAAAGCAATGGTTAATAATCTCAATGCAGCGCTTAGTATAAGTGCTATGGATGCTAGGGAAGAAGTAATTAGACTTATGAAACAACGTCAGTATCACTCTAAAAGTGGTTATGTAGGTCATGGAAACATGGTTAGTCAGGTTAAAGATCATGTTACAGATGATAAGCATACACATTTAATCTATACAGACGCAACTTCAAAGGATGGTTATAATTATTCACAAGCATTTGAATTTGGATTACTTAATAGAAATTATCCTGCACAGCATCCATTTAGAGATGCAGGTAATAAAATTACACCACAAGTAGAAAAAATAGCAGAAGAAGCAATAAGAAAGGGGTTCTCATAGTATGGAAACTCCTTTTTTGATTATCTATAAAGGAATTATCAAACAGTTAAGAGCTAATGAAAATTTAAAGGATATTCAAATAAAAACACCGTCACAAGATTTTAAAAAATTACCAGTGATTATTATGCAGCTTATAAATGGAGTTCCAGAAAAAATAGTAAAAAATGCTAGAGTTTATGATTATGAATTTCAATTTGATGTTGTAACTGATAAAGATAATCTTGTTAAAGGTTTAGAAATTGCATATCAATTAATGGATATACTAAGAAATTTAAATATTGATAAATGTCAAATTGCTTTGTTAGATGATATTAATTTGTCATCTTTTATTGATAGTTCAACAACACAAATTTTAAATAGGCAAATGTTGAACGTTAATTTTCGAATCATAGAAGAAAATATAATTTAATGGAGGAAGAAACATGGTTAGTACAGGATCATTAACTGCAAGAGATTCAGATAAAATTATTTATTATTGGAAACGTATTGAACATGCAGCAGTAGCAGATTTACCCGCAATTTTAGGGTTACAAGGTGCTACTTCAACAACAAATCAGCGTAATGTTCAATCTACACAAACTAAAACAGGTGTAATTAAATCAGTACAAGCACCTAATCAAACACGAGTTGTAGATGTGATTATGACGGATCCTAAAGGTGCAACAACTGATATCGCCAAAGAATTGTATAACGCATGGCAAAATGGAGAAGTCGTAGGTTTATGGAGATTGGATTTAAATACATTGTCCTACAATGCAGAAGGTAAGAGACAAGTAGATGCGGAATTCTCTAAATGTTTAATTGGTAACTTGCCAGAAACAGAAGGATTAGGAGCTGCACAACAATCCAATATTACATTTGATGTAATTGGTGTTGCTCGCCGTTATGATAGCAACGAAAATCCATATCATTTAACAGAAGATGATTTGCCAGCAGGTGCATTTGATAATATGGAGAAATTCTATAACTTTGCTAAAGGAACAGAAGTAGGTGTCGAAAATGGAGCAATTGTTGATAAAACAACTTCTGACGCTAAATCAGGAGTAGCAGATAACTATACTTTAGGGCCTAAAGCTCAACAACAGTAATACAACGTCGCCTAAGAAATAAACAGTACGTAAGGGCGGCTATTGGAGGTATTTAAATGTTAATTAAAGGAACAGAAGTTGAATTAAGATTCAATCATAGATTTTATAAAAACATTGTTAAAGGCTATAAAAGCAAAGATACTGATGGATTTTCAAATTTTATTAATGGATTAATCCAAAAAGATCCAGATGCTTTAATTGCAGGATATAAGTTCGGATTTGCTGGTAAAAAATTTACTGATGATGAAGTAGCTGATGTTTTAGAAAATAATGGTATTTTTGACAAAGGTAATCCATATAAAGATTTGTATAAGGAAGTTGTGAAAAGTGGTTTTTTAAAAGCGAAAATTCAACTTATGAAGAAAAGTGCAGAAGAAGATTATCAAACTATCAAAGAATTATTGAACAAAGCTTCTTTGAAAAAAGACGAAAAAGAAGCATTAGAAAATCAATTCAAAATGACCGAACAACAATATCTGAAACAAAAGAAAGCAATGGAAGAATTAGAAAAATAATCGAAGAATTTGATAAGTCAATGTTACTTCTGTTAGAAAATCTAAATATTTATGTTGGTAAGTTTGTTTTAGATGAAGTGTTGGACTTAACACCAATTGAGGCAACTTATATTCTCTCTGGTGGGCAAAAAAGAGAATTAAATAGGTTACAAGGTGAATTGTTGTTATCTAATGCAGTTAAGCCAGTAATTTTAGTTGATAATGCTGAAGAAATTAATCAAACTGTTTTGTCTCAGTTGCAAAAACAACAAGATGACATAAAAGCAATGACTGATGAAAAGATACAACAAGAGCGAATAAGACAAGCTGAAATGATGAACAAATTTACAGAAATATTTGGATAGGAGGGATAACATGGCTAATGCAATTGTTTCAGAAAAGAGAATAATTGTTAAACTTATTGATGAATTTACTAGCAAATACAAGATAGTTAGTTCATCAATGCAAGATCTAACTAAGCAAATAGAAGCTTTTAATAATAAGTTGAAGGTTGGCACAACATCTCAGCAATTAAAGCAAGAGATGGATACTTCACAAAAAACTATCAAAGAAACCACTGATAAAGTAAAAGACTTAGGCAAGGAAATTGAAAAGCCTAAAAAGACTAAGATTGATAATTCTAACGCAGACAAGCAACTTAAAGATCTAGAAAATCATATCAAGAACTTTCAAAAGCCTAAATTAGATTTTAAAGGATTTACATTTGGAATTTCAGATGCTGATAAACAGTTAAAGAGATTAGAAGATCATGTTAAGAATTTTAAGCAACCTAAACTAAATTTTAATGGCTTTACTTTTGATAAACAAATAAAAGAAGTTAATTCTAAAACAAATAGCTTTAATAACACTTTACAAAAGGTTATTGGAAGTCTAGGAAAATTAAAGTCTAATGCAACTAATACTTTTAGTAGTATCAAAAAGAATATGGACGAAGCCAAGGAGAAAGCTAGTCGCTTAGGAGATATCATTAAAGGTTCTTTAGTTGCTCAAGGTATATCTGGTGCAATTTCTGGTACTTGGAATTTAATTAAGACTGGAATAGGTGGAGCAATTGCTGAAGGTTTGAAATATAACAGATTGCAGCAAAATATGAAAGCCCAATGGACTACATTAGCAGGTTCAGCTAAAGAAGGGCAAAAGTTAGTAGACATGACTAACGAATTAGCTATTGCTGCACAAAATTCAACAGAAATGGTTAATGGATTAAACCAACAATACTATTCTGTAACGGAAAACGCAGATAAAACTAAAGAACTGACTAAGGCAACGTTGACACTTCAAGACGCATTCGGTAAATCTGATGCAGAAGTACAAAATTTTTCCTTGCAATTCTCACAAATGATGGCTAATGGGAAAGCTAGCGCTCAAGATTTTCTATCATTTACAAACGTCTTTCCTAAAATGAAAGGCGAATTAGTAAAGTATGAGCAGGAAGTAAAACATAATACATCACTGACTACTAAAGATATCAACGAAATGATTTCTAATGGTGAAGTTAGTGCCGAAGATATGTTTAACGTCATGATGCGAATGCAAGATAAGTATAAAGATGCTACTAAAAACTTTGGTTCAACACTTGATGGAATGGCAAGAACTATAAAAGGAACTATACCACGATTGCTAGGTTCAATGACGCAAGGAATGGCAGCTCAAGCTAATCCAATTTTTCAACAAGTTTCTAGTTGGGTAAGTGATAAAAAAACAGAAAAAAAGTTTGAAGAATTAGGTAAAACCATTAGTAAAGGTACATCATCTGTTATGGAAGCTATCCAAAAATCTATTGGCGCTAAAGATATGAGTGACCTATTAGATAAGATGATGGATGGAATAACTAACGGAGTTGAGAAGATAGCGGACTTCTTATCTGAGCATGCAGACGATTTAATAACAGGTGGCAAAGCTATTTGGGATATCGTAAAAGCACTTGGTGAAGGTGTATGGGATAGTTTCGCAACGTTTTTAAGCATTCTAGGCGGAGGAGATGCTGGTAATTCAACAAAAACAGTTGCGGATAGCTTAAAAGAAATTTCCAAGCATAAGGAAGCAATTGAAACTATCGGTAAACTCTGGGCTACTTATTGGGTTGCGTCTAAGTTCTTCAAAGTTGCTCAAGGGATATACAGTATTGCAGATGCCATTCAAATGATTGGAACAGGTAAGTCTTTAAAAGATTTAGGTGGATTATCAGGATTATTCAAGAAAATACCTAAGAAAATAAAATTAAAGCCAACTGTTGAAGAAGGCGGAATTTTAGGAAAGTTCAAAACATTAGGATCTAGTGCAGCAAGTAAATTTGCTAAACCATTTAAAAGCATAGGTTCTAAGCTTGGAGCAACTAAATTAGGCTCAAAAGTTGCTGGTATTTTTGAAAAGAGTGGAAATAGAGCTGGAACAAAATTTTTTGACAGTTTATTAACCAAGATAGGTGGAGAAAAGTTAGCTGGGCTTGGAAAAGGTATAGGCGGAAAACTTGCTGCAGGTGCTGGAGTAGCTTTTTCTGCTTTCGACTTATTTAAAGGACTAACACAAAAAAAAGATAAGGCTACTAATATTGGAAAAGGTATAGGTGGTCTTATTGGTGCAGGTGCTGGCTTTGTTTTAGGTGGTCCGGTTGGGGCTGGTGTTGGTAACATGCTAGGTTCAGCTATAGGTGGAGCAGTTGGCAAACACTGGAAAGGTCTTAAAACTGAAATGGGCAAGATCATGAGTGGTGATTGGTCTGGCGTGTGGTCTGATGCTAAAAAGGACTTTTCTAATATGGTAGATGGGCTTAAAGATACTTGGGGTAAGACTAAGAATTTCTTTTCTGGTAAAGGTTTTAAAACTGATAAAGAAATTAAAGACTCTAAAGCAAAATCTAAGAAAAAGCAACAAGAAGATGTTGTCCCTGATTTTGAAGCACCAGTTACTAAAAAGCAATCTAAAGCTCAAATTGGGTATATTAAAGATGTTGAAGCAGCTTTAAATGAATTAAAGGATAAGATAAAAAAGGCTGGTCTAGGTAAAGCAATGACTAGCCAAATGAATAGTATTAAAAAGGCAGTTAAAAATACTAAATTATCATCTTCATTTACAAGTTTGAAAAAGCAAATTGAAAATGTAACTAAATCATTTAATAATTCGAAAGTTGCTAAAAAACTTGGTTCAACATTAAAAGAATTAAAAACTCAAATAAATAAAAATAATCCATCAAAAGAGTTAAATAAGATTGGCAAAGAATTTAAAAACTCTGCTAAAGCTGTTAGTGAAGTTGATAAACCAGTCAATAGATTAACTAGGACTTTAAAAAGCTTAGATAAGCAATTAAAGACTTTTAAAAAGGTAAATCCATTTGGGACTTTGAATAAAGATATAAAAACTTTTGACTCAACTTTAAAGAAAGTATCTTTTGGAAAAGAATTATCTAAGCAAATGGATATAGCCAATAAAGCAATGGGTAAGAGTGGCTTTGTTGGTGATTTTAGTTCAATGGTTAATTCAGTAATTAAGAGTTTGAAGTCATTTAAAGTGTCTTTTAACTCAAACTGGAAAACAGTTTGGAGTAAGGCTAGACCAACAATGAATAATTACTTAAATGATTTGCCAGGTGCCTTTTCTAAAAGAACTAATAAAATTCTAGACAAACAAGAAGATTTTGAGAGTTCATTCAATAAATCTTGGCGTGGCTGGTTGAATTATATTTCTAGCAAGTTTAAATCAACTTTTGATGAGTTGCCAAGTAAAGCTCATACATCAATGAGTAAAATTATTTCTGAAATTAACAAAGGTATCAACTCTTTAAATTTAGTTATTTCAACTTTTGGTGGAACTTCATTAAAAACAGCATCTTATGCAACAGGTACACCTAATGTTGCAGGAACTCATCCAGGTGGATTAATGACTGTAAATGATGATGGTTCAGCTGATCCTAGAGAAATTATTATGCGCCCTAATGGTGATATGTTCATGATGAATGGGCGTAATTTAACAATTTGGGGTGAACCTGGAACAACGGTATTTAATTCAACTCAATCCAAATTCATTAGTAAAATGATGAATGTTCCAAAATATGCTGACGGAACAGATAGTAGTTCTGATATGCTTGACTACATTATGGAACACGCAGAAGAAATTAGTAAAAATCCGCTACCATTCTTGAATAAACAATGGAAAAAAGCAGTTAACTTCACTCGTGGTTCAGAATTTTATCAAAAATTCGGTAATGCATTAGGAAGTGGTTTCTTAAGAGCTATCCAAAATCCATTTAAAAAGATGATTGAAGAAAGTGATGTAGCTGCACCTGCTGGAAGTGGTGTTGAACGCTGGAGACCACAAGTAATTAGAGCTTTAAAGATGTTAGGATTATCAACTTCATTAGTTGGAAAGGTATTAAAACAAATTCAAACAGAATCCGGTGGAAATGAGAAAGCACGACAACCAGGAGCTGATCCTGATGGAGATGGTTCAGGGCCTGCATTAGGATTGATGCAAACTAAGCGTAATACATTTAATTCTTATGCTTTAGCTGGACACTATAATATTTTTAATGGTTTTGATAATATATTAGCTGGATTGAATTATGCAAAAAGTAGATATGGAAATAGTTTATACTTCTTAGGTCAAGGTCATGGATATGCTAATGGTGGAGAAATTACACAAAAAGAATTAGCTTGGATAGGAGATAATGCACAACAACATGAATTTGTTATCAATCCATATTCTGCTAGTTCTATTCCGCTAACAAATAAGCTTATAGATACTATGTCTAATGTTCGCCCAGAATTAAAGAAGAGTGGTACAGCTTCTAATTTAGATAAAGTTATCAATATTTTGTATACAATAGCTGATAATGTTAAGAATATTGATTTACAGCCAGTTGTTAATATTGATGAGAATGCTAAAGCGATTAATAAGTATAATGCTAAAAATCTAATGTTGAGGAGGGGATAATTTGAAAGTTTTTTCTAGTAAAAGTAATAGACCACAAGCCTATAAATTTGAAAAGCCTACTCAAACTACTAGAAACAGTTTAGGATTTGATCCAATCGAATTTGCTGTAAGTTTAGATGGCGAAAATTGGTTATCTTGCTATGATAATTCTAATTTGGATAACTTATATTGTTATGATTTTGATATTCCTATTGCTGTACAGTCTGATAATTTACAAAAGCTAGGGATTAATGACGGTCAAAGAATTATTTCAAGTTCATATGAAACTAGAGAAATAAAAATGAGTGTAGTATTTCACGGATTGGATGAAAGTGATACTAAATTAGCTATTAATGAGTTACAGAGATTTTTAACAACTCGAGATGGAATGTGGATAACTTGGAGTAATTGGGGACAACGTTGTTATTACGTAAAACTTAAGCAAATTACACCTTCTATTTCAAGTATAAGAGATTTTACGGCAGAGATTGTATTTACTGATTTAATAGGTTTAAGTAGAACTATTGGCGATACATCTGACTTATCAAATTTAGTTTATGGATTTGGTAATAAGATAACTCGTGATATGAGTTATACTTTCAAAAGTAATAGTTTTAATGTTTATAATCCTAGTGATATTTTAATTGATCCAGAAAGAAGAGGACATCCGTTAAAAATAATTTTATCTGGGTCAAGTAATGGTGGAATGAAGATAACTAATAAAACAACAGGAGATTATATTACTAGAAAAGGTAATTGGTCTGGAGTATGGAAATTAGATGGTGTTAATCCATATCTTAATAACACAAATGATGGTATTAGTACCGATCACGGTGTTATTACACTACAAAAAGGATACAACGCTTTTCAAGTTGATAATTTTACTGGTTCTATTAGTTTTGAATTTCCATTTTGGTATTTGTCATGATTGAACCAGTATTAATTAGAGATAGAGCTGGGGAAAATGAGGAAAGGGTGTCTTTCTCTGATTTATATAGCTCGTTTCAAGAAACTTGGGAAGTAAATAATACATTTCAAATAGATTTAACATTGACGTATACAGAGGATTATAAGAAAGTATACAATTTGGCTCAGGCTGCTTCATATGTTATTTATAAAAATCAGATGTATTCAATAGAGCAGATAGAAACTACTATAGATACTAATTTACTAACTAAAAAAATTACTGCTAAACATATTCTATTAGAGAAGTTGAAAAATTTACGTGTAGATGTTGACCCGTCCAAGCCAACAGAGAACACTACTGATAACCAAGATACATTAAGCAACTCAACAAATGGAAATACAACAACAGTTGTAAAAGCAGATAAATACGTTACAGTCTCTTTGAAAAATTGTTTAGATAAGTTCTTTAATTCTAACGATCAAGGTATTTCTTATAATTTGCATGGCAATTTTCCGTCAATTCAAGTTGAAGTATCGGGTTCGTGTTTAGATTGGCTAATGTCTAATTTATCTGAATTTCATGCTGTATTTGTGCCTGATGGTAATAGATTAGACGTATATTCAACTGATGAATTTAAAAAGAAGAGTGGTAAGACGTTTAGATATTTACACAATACGGATAATATTGATTTACAAGTCGATATAAACGAATTAAAGAATTCAGTTCATGTTGTTGGTGGAAAAGTCACTAAGGAAGTTACAACAACTAATACTGAAACTGTACCTGCTGAAAGTGGTGGAGCCGATAAAGTAGTAGAAGATGCTAAAAAATATCTAGGAATACCTTATGTTTGGGGTGGTAAAACTCCATCAGGCTTTGATTGTTCAGGCTTAGTAGCATACATTTATCATGATTTTGGAATAAACATACCTAGTTATACCGTTGATATGGAAAGTTATGGTACTGATATATCACTGAATAATATTCAATGCGGAGACATGTTATTTTGGGGACCACATGGAGCTTCATATCATGTTGCTATGGCACTAAATTCTACTGATTTAATCATGGCGCCACAGCCAGGAGAAAATGTTAGAATTCAAAAAATAAGTGCTTGGAGACCTGATTTTGCTAAACGTAATCAACAAATGGCAAGTATTGTATCCAAACAAGATACAGATACGAAAACAAATACAGATACTTCAAGTAATGATGAATTTCTAATTAACTATACTTACACCGATGGTAATTCCGTAAGTAAATATGGGCTAAGACGTTCTGAACTAATGGAAGTTGATTTTATTAGAGACAAGAATGTGATGGATAATTATTTGAAATCAAAATTGCAAGTTGAACCATTGATAACCTTATCATTAAGCTACTGGGGAGAAAAAGATTTTCAGATGGGAGAAGTTAGAACTTTGATAGCTAGAGAAATGAATATTGTAAATGAAGTACAATTAGTTGCATATTCTGTTAATCCGTATTCTGTAAATTCTGATTCTACTTTAACGTTTAATAATGCAGGAACTTATATGAAAGACGTCAATTTAGCGCTTATGAAAGATATCAAAGGAATATCAACTAGGGTAAATTCTTCCTATAGCAATAGTTTTTCTAGAAATGAAGATGCATACGTTAATATTAATGATCCTACCTTGGCTAAATGGGTATCTGATTATGTTGGAGGTTAGAAAATGAACTGGTTAGATTTATTAGCAGAAGCACTTAGAAAATTAACTACTAAAGAATTACCTGGGCTGCAAAAACAAATGTATGCATATATTGATAGTAAACATAGAGAAACTATTAGATACATTGACGATAAACTCAACAACACTTCAACAAATCCAGATACACCTAAACCACAACATATTGGTAAGATTATAGATGTGTCTGAATGGCAAGGTGTAATTGATTGGCCTAGCGTGATAGCTGATGATATCACTTTGAGTATTATACGAGTCCAACATGGTTCTGCTCACCAAGATTTAAAGTACATGGAGAATTTGCAACAATGTATTTCAGCTAGCGGAAAGTATGCAGTATATGCATATTTTGCTGCTACATCTACATCAGACGCTCAACAAGAAGCTAGAGATTTTTATAATCGAACTCAAAAGGTTGTCGCAGGTAAGCAACAGCCTATTTTTTATGCGATTGATGTTGAGAGTATTGAAATGAGTGGGGATGTTACTCAGATGAGAGCGGGGGTTGAGGCTTATATGTCGCAACTCAATGCTTTAGGTGTACCAGATAATAAGATAGTTCTGTATATTGCTAATCACTTATACGATAAATTCAATCTGAATGTAGCCCGTCCTGGAGCAATCTGGATACCAAGTTACGGACAAAATGATGGAACATTGGCTAATAGTTTAAAACCTACACATCCATATGACTTACATCAATACACAAGTAAAGGCAGTGTTAAAGGAATATCTGGAAATGTAGACATGAGTGCAGAGCCAAGCGAGAGATTTAAGGAGTTGATATTTAGTGCTTAGTTGGAATGGCGATATACATGAGTTTTTAAGTGTATATCAAAAAAACATGACAGACTTTCAAGATAAGATTAATAGTCATTTAAGTTGGTTGAATGATGATTTATATCTGGATAATGATTTTAGATTGGCTTTAATCATTCAGAAACTAGATACAAGTTTTTCAAGACTTTTGTATAACCAAATTTGTGAGAATACAAGGTTAATCAATATTATTTTGAAGAAACTGACGAGCCTATTAAATGAGTCTGATTATCAAGAATATGATGATTTGGGTAATTTGATAACAGTATCTTATGAAGCTTACTTGAATAACAAACTGGAGTTGGATAAGGATAATTTCAATCAGTATTATCAACAACTTCAAGTTATTTTAGATAAACTAGCGAAGTTTAAACAAGATAATGTTAGTGAGCAATATTTGAAAGGTGGTGAGAATTAATGGCAGTAGCGAATAACCAATATATCAATTTTGATTTGTTAAGATATCAAAATGAAGTACTAGATATTACAAATAAGTTTAAGGGACGTGTTGGAGATACCCAGGACTACATTAAATTATTTATAACTTCAAATAGTTATCCAGTTGATTTACGTAATATGAAGGTTATGTTTGGTGGTGTGGATCCAAAACAAGTAGCACATAGACACTATTTAGATTTTAGAGCAGACCAAAAGACAGACAATTTAGAACAAGGACGTTGTACAGTCTATTTTGATGAAAATACATTCAATTATGAAGGCGAATGGACCCAGGCCTATTTTAAATTCATTGATGCAGATGGTAATACAGTATCAACTGTTAATATGAAATTAGTAGCTATGGGAGATCAGGTTTGCGCTGCAGTAGGTCAAGTTGCGAATATTACGATAGATGAATTTGATAAAGAATACGAAAAAGTAAGAGAAGCAGAAAAGAAAACTGAAGCTTTATTTAATTCTTTATCTGCAGATGCCAAAGCCAAGTATCAAGCTGCATATGATGAGTACAAGCAAGCTATTCAAGAAGCGCATGATGCAATCTTCAACGCCCAAACAGGGCTTAATGTTAATTACTCTAGACTTCAAAAAATAGCTCAAGAAATTCAAGAAACCTTACGTCAAGCACAATTCCACGATAGACCGTTTCAATTCGATACAGTTGTAATCATGAAGAATTATCTTGAGTTACAAGATGGAGATTTGGCGATTACAAGTGGCTGGGATAGTAAAGACGACGGTCATGGTAATATGTGGCAAGTCCGAGCTAAGAAACGTGATGAAACACCAGATGAAATTAATGTGATTGCTTTACAATCTGGTTATGTAGCAGAGCGTAACTTAAGTATGATTTCAGCGGATAGCTTAGAAGATATTATGTATGGATATTCAATTAAGATTGTACATAATCAAAAAGACTATCCTAAACCAACCGTTTTCTACTATGAAAATGCGATTGGTACTGAAATCGGCGGTTTAGGTGCTGGGT